GCACAACGGTCTGTTGGCGCGGCGGCGCCTTTGGATGCAATGGGATGCCAATCCCATCTGACGGATTATGCCGCCAGACAACGCAACCATAGGCAGATTATTTTTTACTGTCAAATTTAAGGGGTTAGAACAATCCCACACCATTCGGGTGCTGAGTCTGATCTGTCTTTCACTAGACAGTTTTCTACTTTTCCGGTTTTTTTGTCCAGACGAGAAACAACAAACGGACCATTGCCCGTACTGGTAATTTGATATCGACCTTGCGAGCCTTGGCTGCTCACCCAGACAATAATCAACATGCCCACTAGCAATACAATTACTGGAAGATATTCCTTCATCACTCATTCTCCTGTTGCTGATTCTATATCCTGTCACGATATATCACTCAGCCAGTGATGAAAGCGAATAAACATAGACTTTTCTTCTGGTTCCCTTTTTCGGTGCCAGGTGTCGCTTTAAAACGCCGTCTCTGATTAAGGCTCTTAAATATTGATCAACATCCGAACGCTGAACCGCGCTGCCAACCTCATTGGCGCTCATTCCATTTGGTGCTCTGCCAATTGCTTCAACAATAAGTTTGGGGGTTGTTTTTCTTATTGTGTTATTTTCCTGTATTTTTGTACGTCTTTTTAAAATCGGCCCTTTGTGCTCTGATTTAAAAAAAACATCCCGCTCAACAGGGGGCAATCCTTGCCTTTCTCTCTCCGCATTAAGCTTGGAGAAAACAGCCTCATTGAATTCATCTTTTGTAATCTGCCCTTTTGTTAAAGCATGGGCCAAAGCCGCTTTGGTCATCACAGCATATCCCCCTGATCGGGCTCTTTGAACGGCTTGCTAAATGACAGTGTATTGTAATCTCTAAAGGATGACGTGGTAACATCACAGTCCACTTTAATGGTTCTGGTCGCCCCGTTCCTGCTTTTAGCAATGATCAATTCACAGACATTTTTTGCATCATCCAGCGCATCACGAGCCACAGCTTTATCCGCAGTTTTTCTTGTCTTTTCATATTCCTTCTTCAGGTAATATTCATCGCGGTAAGGAAAAATCACCACATTCGCATCTTGCTCAATGGACCCACTATCACGCAAATCTGATAACAACGGGCGCTTATCAGGCCGACTTTCCAATGATCGTGATAACTGACTAATGAGCATAATAGGCACATCAAGTTCCATCGCCAGCGCTTTGAGGCTCTGAGTATTGTCTTGCACCATCATATTTTGATTGCCCTGCCAACCGGCATCCCCCCTCATCAATTGCAGATAATCAACAACGATAAGGCCAAGCTTTCGCCCCCCTTCTTCCGCCAGACGCTTCACCTTGCGGGCAACGAGACTAATTTGACCATGGGATAACTTAGATCGGTCATCCAAATGGAAATGCAGAGTTTTAAATTGATCAACAGCCTTTGATAGAAATTCTGTATCAGTATTATCGATCTTGCCGTATAAGACATTACTGTATTTTATAGCATGTTCATCACGGATGAGATCGCACAAAACCCTTGGCCTAAGCTCATTACCCGTCATTTCCTGGCTGATTATCAGCGCGTCCATGCCAGCTTTGACACACGCCGTTGCCGCAGATGTGCCAAAGATGGTTTTACCCATACCAGGGCGCCCACCGACAACGATTAACTGACCGCCGCCATAACCACCTAAAGCCTCATCAAGCTTTTTTAACCCTGTGGGCGTGTAAGTGGTATCTTCATTTTCTTTGCCGAGCCCTTCCCGCCATTCTTCAATGCCATCACTGAATTTTCTAAGCCCTCTGGCAACTGTTGATGGTCGATATAAAAGGCCCAAATGATGTTCAAGTTTGTCACGAAAATCACGGTCAGAAAGCTCTCCCGTGTAACATTCTTCATTGGCCCAGTCGGCAACGACCTTGATACGCTCCCGGTTGGCATGCTGCCTTACCATTTGCGCTGCACCAATTAAGTCGGCATGCGCACTCTTTTCAGCTAATGATGTAAGAAATTCAAAAACATCAAAGCCAGGCATAGATGGATCATCATCATTCGGTTCTTCATTATATTGATGAAGGCGGGCCGCAATACGGCTGGTATTGTTCTGACCACGAAGCGATAAATCACTAATCGTTGTATACGCAGCCTTCAAGAAGGGATCGTAGAAATCAGCCTCATCGACAAATGGCTCTGTGAGGTCAAAGTTCTCTGGGTTAAAGACAAGAGCACCAATTAAAACCTGCTCCCATTCCACACGTTTTTCAGCAAATATTTTGGAATAATCTTTAGGCATGCCAACTATGGGGGTCAAAATCCCCACCTCCCTGCGCTTGTTAATGTTGAGAGAATATCGGTTAAGCGGCCTTTTTCGCTTCAGCCTTCTTAATTTTTTCGTATACAGCTTCTAAGTCAAAAGGCTCATAGATCCCGCACAGCGTTATTTGCTTGTCCGAAATCATGATCAACTTAACAATCATATCAAAGCTTGGTTGGCGGTGACCGTTAGCAACCATAGAGATATGCGTAGTGCTATATCCAAGACGTTGAGACAGAATTGGAAGGCTTAGTTTATTGGCTTTTCGATATTCTTTAATGTTCATAATTAGTCATATTACCTATAATGTAATTTCTTGCAAGGGTTGTTTTTGTCAATTTTTACATTTTATGTTACTGCAATTGCATGTTAAGTATGGAATATTGTTGTAATGAGTAAGAATCATCCAGAAATTTACCTGCGTGAATGGCGTATCGATCGGGGAATGAAGCTCGTCGAAATGGCCGAAGCAATAGATTTGGAAGTTCCAACGGTCAGCAGATATGAGACCGGGCAAGCTCCTATTACCCTAACAAGGCTTAAAGAATTTGCGGAAATATTGAATGTTCCGGTTTATGATCTGGTATTCAGACCCCCAAATTCCCCTAAACCCTTATCTCATGCGCTTTCTGTGCTACCAAAAGACAAGCTTGAAATCATTGAAAAGATGATACAGGGCCTATTATAAGTTTTAAACACTTCGACATTTTCAATTGATTTATAAACGATGTTTGCTTTATGTTCTATTTTTGGAGCCTATATCATGACATCGGAAAACAAGATTGATCTGACGCCCCCATCGAAAAAACAACTTGCTATGGCTCTTAATTTTGCAATCAAGACCAATAAAGCTTATATTTTCATTGCAAAATTTAACGATGACACATCCGCCGTAATGGAAATTTACCCGGATGGAAAGATAGAGTTTGTTACATTATAAAAAATAAATTTGCATTATAGGTAATTTTATTTCAAAGCCCTATTGCTAAATTTTACATTCTGTGTAATTAAATATTTCCCTAAGGAGATATAGAAATGCACAATGTGACGAAAATTCACACTCAAAATGATGATTATATGGATGTTGAATGGTTGGGTTCGCTGATCAATCACGCACAAACCACAGCATCTCAACTGCTCGAAGTGGCGAAATCAGCAAACCCCGGCCATATCGTTTCAATACGCCCAGAAGTTAATAAAGCAAGTCGAGAATATTCAACCCGGCTACACCTGATCGCTGAGAACCTTGAGGCAGCGGCGCATTCATTGGGCTCTATTCAAGCTCAAATTTCTGGAGAAAAATCATGACGGGGATGATCACCGAACCCGGCATTTATGATGTATCACCGGAATTTTATCATTCCGATTGTTGCGATGGTGTATCCGTATCGTCATCGATGCTCACCGCAATAAGGGGTAGATCCCCGGCACATTTTTGGAATGAGAGCTACTATAACCCAGAACGTGCTGGCCAGAAATATTCACCCCACTTCTCTCTGGGTCAGGCGGCGCATTCCATGTTGCTTGAAAAACATTTACCCAACCACACTTATCTGGTTTCTCCTCATAAGGACTTTAGAACCAAAGAGGCCAGAGCATGGCGCGATGAAGCAATAATTAACGGCAAAATCATTGTCACAAGTGGTGATTTGGAAATCATTACGGGAATGGCTGATAGCTTGGCAAAACATCCATTGATCCGCGATGGCTTGTTTGATGGTAAGATTGAAAAATCATTATTCTGGAAAGATGAGCGCCATGATCTTTGGCTAAAATCAAGGCCAGATGTTATACCTCATGATGATATTCTTGTTGATTTAAAAACAGTTGCCAATGGCTCCATTAGATCCGTTTCCAATTCTGTTGCAGATTATGGCTATCACATGCAAGCGGCCCTTATGGCTGATGGCATGGCGGCTTTAACGGGCAGGAAGATTGAGCAATATGCAATCGTTGCTGTTGAAAAAACGGCGCCTTATGTCGTCTCCGTGTACCCGATTGACCCTGGTTATATCGATGTTGGTAGAAAAGAATATCAACACACCCTGTCTATCTTTGCTGAGTGCTGGGCAAAGGAAGAGTGGCCCGGATATGCCGACAAGACCCTCTATGCACCTGAGTGGCTTCGTCAGCGTGTTGAATATATCGAGCAGGAGGCCGCATAATGGAAAATTTAACATACCATAGCGATCCATCTCTAAAAGAGACCGCAATAAAAAGGGCAAAGGCTCATATTGAGGCTGATCGGTATTTATCAGGGGCATATTCAACTATTGATGATGGAATCTTTAAAGCCTGCGCCATTGGTTGCCATGTTTATGATATTCTAAAAGATCAACAGGGTGATGGCTTTGATGCATATCAAGTAACCGGTGATCATGATCTTGTTACAAAAACATATTGGCCGGGGCAAATCTGGCTCTCATATTTAGAAGATGAAATTTTCGAAGGCTTAGATGGTGACGCCCAAAAAGAATGGCCATTGCGATTAGTTAGTGCCGTTCCTATTGGTCGGGATATATCCCTGGTACGGAATAAAATTCTTGTATTCATATTAAATGATATTTGTTTGCCAACTTTGGATGCTGATATCGAGAAAAAACAGATAAACGCTATTAATGACGTAATCTCATTACATCAAAAAGCTATTGAGGGCGAGTTAATATCGGCTGCTGCTTGGGCTGCTACNNNNTAGGGCTGCTGCTTGGGCTGCTAGGGCTGCTGCTGGGGCTACTACTGAGGCTGCTTGGGCTGCTAGGGCTGCTGCTGGGGCTGCTACTGAGGCTGCTTGGGCTACTGGGGCTGCTGCTGAGGCTGCTACTGGGGCTACCCACACTAAAATAGCCGACAAGCTTATCGAATTGTTGGAGGCCGAATGATGTACAAAGATACTGAAACAAGATCCTTTGCAATTAAATGCATCATGCTTGCCAACGCTCTGTTGCTTTTCACAACCGCAACTTACTGGGCTGCTTTAGGCGGTCTACTTTAAACCACAACAATCGGATAATTTGATATGGCCAACGAACTACAAACAGCCTGGCGTGATGACCTGCAAAGGTTAGAGCCACAAATCACGCGCGCCTTGCCTGAGCAAATCAATGCAGATCGCTTTGTAAGGGCCGCTGAGACGGCTATAGGGCGCGATCAAAAGCTATTACAGTGTGATCGCAAAAGCCTGTTCGAAGCCATTATGATATCGGCAGAATGCGGATTGATGCCCAATGGCCGGGATGCGGCTTTGGTCAGGTTTAAAAACAATGTCCAATTCATTCCCATGTTTTCGGGCTTGCTTAGGTTGATCAGGAACACCGGCGAGGTGAAAGAGCTTGTCGTTGAAGTTGTCAAAGACAATGATGATTTTACTTATTCCATGGGCGACAATCCAAAGATAGATCATACGCCAATCATGGATGATCGCGGTGAGACCATCGCCGCTTACGCAATCCTCAAAACAAAAGATGGCGGCACATATCGGGCCATGATGTCTCGTGATGAGATCAATAAAATCAGAAATGCATCACCGGGTTATCGATATGCCGAAAGCAAAGGTCAGAAGAACACCCCTTGGCACACATCCTATGATGAAATGGCCAAGAAGACAGCCTTGAGAAGACTTGCAAAGATATGCCCGTTATCAACGGACAGGCTCGACCTTACTCTTGAGGCGGATAATGCAACCGTCGATCTTGGGGCATTTACCCCAACAACAGAGCCAACAATCTCTGAAAAAATCGGCGAGAAGCTGCGGGCCAATAGGCAAATTGAAGGTAAGGTCATAGACAATGGCCGGGACAATCAAGTGGACATCGAACCAGAGGTAATTGATGCGCAAAGTCATCAAAAATCCTCTGAAACCAAGGAAAATACTGACGTTCAGGGTGATCCCCAAGTGGACATCGGGCGGGACATTTTCCTGACCGATAAACCTGTCTGGGAAAGCCTTGAAGAATGCCAGGCTGAGTTTATGGACAATGTTTTGAACCAATCGGACGCCCAGGATCTTACTGACAGCTACAAAGGCTGGGTCGATATGGTTGAGGGCACGTTCGTAAAGAAAATTGCCGAGGGTCTTACCAGCGATGCCCGCCCGGTTTTTAATCAAAAGAAATTGGAACTGGAAAAGCAATGAGCAAGGAATACCCTCTCACTTGGCCAGAAAGCCTGCCGCGCAATTCACGCCCGACAAGTTCTAAGTTCAAAACAAGCTTGTCGGGCGCATTGAAGAACGTTCATGCTAGCCTTAATCTTTTCGGCAGTGACACATCAAAAAAAATAACAGGGATTTGCATATCTTCCAATGTCACATTGGGCAATCATCGACCTTCTGACAGAGGGGTCGCGGTATGGTTTATGTGGGATGATGCCCAAAGATGTATTGCCGTAGACCGTTACGATAAAGTTGAATGTAATCTCCAAGCCATCCATCACATTATCGAAGCCCGCAGAACAGAGATGCGTCACGGCGGACTGACCATAGTTAGGGCTGCATTCAAAGGCTTCGATGCCCTGCCGTCACCCGATAGCAAGCGACCATGGAATGTCGTGATTGGTGTTTTGCCAACAGCATCCGAAGAAGCTGTTAGAGAAGCATATCGCAACAAGGCAAAGCAAACGCATCCAGATCATGGCGGTGATGCCGTTGCCTTCCAAGAAGTTCGGGCGGCATGGGAAGAATATAGATCTAAGGAGAATTAACTTTGATGGCGGGCGGCGTGGAAAGCAGACACGCAAATCAAATAGTAAATAGTGGCGCGGCTACGATAAGATGGAGATCGTTAAACTCATACCTTGTCCGCTATTTGATGTAGCTACCTTCCAGAAGTGGAACCATAATACTAGCCGGATCAGCGCCCGGCCCCGCTTTCAAAGTTAATGGAGAAAGAAAATGTCAATACCTAAAGAACTAATAGAGGTCCGGGACGCAATAAGCGTAAAAGGCTTTCCAGTTGGACTGTATGGAGAAGACTTTACTACTTATAAAGTTGGACAACCATATTCTGGTTATGCTGATGGGCGCTGGAAGCAAAAATTAGGAACGGTCTCAAGGATTACAGTTACCGAAGATTTGCCCGGCCTACACTGTAATATGGAGCGCGTTCGCGTCTGGGATGATGATATGGTGATAGCAGAAATGCCGCTCCATAATTTAGAGCTTGTTTGCTACACATGACAACCCAAGCCGAAATGGAACGTGCAATCAGAGCGGGAAGGAAGGCCGGTGCCACTCGTGTGCTATTTGACGGCGGGCGCATTGTGTTTGATCTTAGCAAAGACGCCGTTATGGGAAATCCCATAACGGAAACCCAACCTAACCATTGGAATGTAGATTATGACCATGAAGAAACCGAAATATGTGGTTCAAATAAAGCGGCGTAATAAAACAGATACATGGACAGAATGGTTTTTCAAAGTCCCCGCCCGCTTACGTCCGGAAGATTGGCCCGCTTCCATCCGCCTTCCCACAGACCCAAGGCTTCGAAGCCGTCAGGAGAGCGCTGAGCAGTCAGAAGCGATATTCACAGATGGCAATAGGCTAAACCGGGAACTCGCTGAGAGCCGGTCTAATGGACTCACAGAGGGTCCGGGGAAAGGCACGTTGCCATGGCTTATGGATCAATGGATTAACAGCGATGATTGGCCAGAGAAACAGAACACCCAAAGACTTTACTTGGAAGGCTGGAAGAGGTTGAATATATGGTCTGAGAAGAACAATCACGCTCATGTCAAGCATCTGTCATGGCCGCCTATATTCAAACTGATTACTGGCTTTGAAGGAACGCCCGGCATTCAAAAGATTGTTCGCGTGGTTTTGAAACGCTTATTACAAATGGCCGCTGATCAAGGTCTCATCACCGTGAGCCCATTTGTTGGCAATGATGACATGCGTCGATGGGCCAAGCCTAAAAGCGATTACAAGGTGCAGATTTGGGACATCGAGAAAGTGCGATATGCGGTAAGACTTTGTGATGACGCCGGAAAGTCATCCATAGGAACCGCCATCATGATAGGTTTTGACCTCATGCAATATCCATCACAAATATCATTGTTGCAGCGCGGTCGCCATTATGACCCCAAGACGGGCGCATTTGATTTTGAGCGTAACAAGACCGGTGAGCGGGTTCATGCCAAGGCAACAGGGGATCTTGTGAAGCGCTTGGAATTGACAAAAGATCAAATGTATCTGGTCATCAGTGAGCACACCGGAAGACCCTATAACCGGGCCTCTATGACCGCTGCCTTTCGTTACATTATGAAAGGCCATGAGGGCATGGAGGATTTTCAGATGAGATGGTTACGTCACTCAGGCGTATTTGAGGCAAGGCGTGCCGGATTAAGCGATAAAGACATCGCAACAATAGGTGGATGGAAATCAACAGGCGCCATACAGCATGTTCTAAACACCAACTATTTCGTGAAAGATGACGAGAGAGCCGATCAAGGACAAGATGCCAGAGAAATGCTTAGGAATGAAGGATTAGGGTGATGATTAGTGAATAGATGTATGAATGAAATGGCTTCTGTCTATAAAAAAGAACATGGATACAACAAAAGTTTCACAGACAAGAGGAGTTGATAGTTTCACAGGTTTTTTAAAAATATGATTAAAGCACTGATTATTAAGAATTATTATCTTTAGATCAAAAGCAATTATATTAACTAAAGGATACAGTATAAACATACTTCTTATCTTTAAAAACAGAAACCTTGTGAAACTTAGACCTTAAAAACCGCTAAAGCAAAAACAAATACTTACGTTTGGAGTTTCACAAAAATGACTGGCCGAATGCGCCTCGATAAATTCGAATTTGCGGTCTTGTATCACAAGCAAGACGGGCTGTGTGGTTGCGGTTGTGGCCAGTTGCTTGAGCACAAGCAAGTCGATGAAGAGCACACAATTCCCAACTACTTTAAACCAGGCAAACCCGATAGCCTATGGCGCCGTGAATGCCATAGGGCCAAAACTTCCAAGGATGCCGCGACAATAGCAAAGTGCAGGCGCCTAAGGGGTGAGAAGGGGCAGCAAGCAAGACGCGCTAAGAAAGGCTCACAAATCAAGAATAGGGGTTTTACGCAAAAGTACAAAAAGAAGTTTGATGGAACTGTAAAAGAAAGGACTGAATAATGAATGAAGATTTTGAGTGGATAATCCCTGATACACATCCACAAACCGTTGACCCGGCCAGCTTTGAGCCTACTGGTGTCTTGGATCGTGCCGGAAATATGATCTATCGCAAACCTAATCCAATCGGATTCACCGCCGATATACCCATGGAATGAAAGGGCTGTATTATGAAACCCAGACAATGCGGATTTGTCACTCCTGAAAGCGAAATGTCAAAGCATGATCGCAAAATCATTCAAGAATTCAAAAAAGAGTTGGCCAATTACGAACCTTCACGCCCGGCCCATGTTCATGTTTGGTCAAACTGGTATCCCAAAAACGGCGGCGAACAAAGAAAATGCATTGAATGTAAGCTGGCTGAAAATCGAGCTATCTTAGAAGATTAAACAAAGGACGCATAATGAAACAATTTCTATTATTTACTGGGTATATTTACTATCCTGGCGGGGGCATGGAGGATTTTGATGGTGATTTCGATTCATTAGATGAGGCGCTAACTGAATTGAAACGAATTAAAGAGGAACATGACCCAAGCACAGATTGGTGGCACATCTATGATGGTATGTTAAAAACCATAGTAAAAAAATCAGACTAATATCCGCACAGTTGAAAAAGAACACGTCTGATGAATTGACTTATCAAAACTAACCAAGCAACGCCTAGAAAGAGGACTGTCATTCACTTCTTCTTAGTCACAATTTTCAACGCTTCCATGAGCGCGCCTTTTAGTGATCCCGGATTGCTCTCAATGCTGGTCAACATCGCTGAGGCGAAATGGTGTAAGGGCACCACAATTGCGCCAATAAATACACCTGCGCCAATATTCTCATACAAACCATTACCTAAAATTCCTGCGTGAAAAGCCCAGTTTGCAGCAGCAGGAGCAAATCCAAAACCTACAGCGACGCATGTAAGCAGTGTGGTGACTTTGTATCTAACACCATCTGGCATTGATCGAAGCAGCAACAACCCACCAATCAACCCGCCAACTGCACCAAAGATGCATTCCTCTGGCGTTATTGGTGGCATAGAGGCGTGCTCAAGAGCAACTTGTGTAGAGTGTTGTACCGCCATAGCCGCTGAAGACAAAAGACCCGATACGGCAACAACTGCATCTGTGTTAATTATATTTATTTTGTGCGGCATAGCCTTGCGTAAACCTCATTGTTGCGCCTTAAGATGCACCCAGGCGTTAAATCCCCCTCACATTGTTTTGGCGTTTCCAGTTTTTCATGGAGATCATCCCACCACTGATTGAATGCATCAGAACCACGTCGGTGTGGCGCTTTCTATGGGCCGGGTTGGCTTTAATAGCTCACAACCGGCCAGCGCTAGGGTCATCATTAGCAACAACACGAATTGACATGGCTTCATTAACTTCTTCATCACTCATCTTCTCAATCTGATTGATTTGTTGCACAGCCAGCAAAAAACGCTCTTTCTGCTTGTCCTGAAAATATTCAAGGCCCATTTTGAGGACGGTAAAAACCGTCCCCATTAATTGCATGATGGACATTATTGTGGTGCGCCCTCTGTACCAAGCGGCGTGTTAGGGTCTTCAAGCTTTGCCTTGATAACAGCATTTGCTTGATCATTGGCTTCACGTTTAAATTGCTTGACCAAATCGAGAACCGCATCATCGATCTTGTTTGGTGACTTCTCAATCTTTTCTTCAAGAGATTTAAATGCCAACAACACCCAAGATAGTCAATAAAATTTCATTTAACATTATAAATTCCTTTCTTTTCTAAAAACAAAATTAAAAATCACATCCAAAAAACTCACCTCTGATACAGGACAAACGCGGCTATCCTCGTTCTCTCTATATCCAATCACATTTGGATTATTGCTAGGCTCGTCAATTAATATCGGCGTATTGAATAACGCCGCCTCGGCTTCACGACGGCGCGTCAGCCCTTCGACAGGCCGCAACACCCCATCAACCGTCGCTTTTTTAAACCATGTCAGTGCATCAGCAGCGCCTTCATAATCGCCTTTGTTTAATCTCTTGCGTGCAGTTGATCTTTCAAACGCACCAACGCCAATATTATAAATGAACGAAACCAGCGCATCGAATTGATTTTGATTGAGTGGCACAGAAACCAAATCCCTGACAGCATCTTCACGCGGTTTGAGGGCCTCTCTCAATAACTCTTCAGCCTGTTCCTCTGTGATTACATCTTCAGAGGAAACAACGCCCGGAAGGAAAAAAGACTTTGGATAACCACCCGTATAGCCATACCCAATGGTCCAGATACCAGCGATATCCTTATAGGCTTGAAGCTCAAGCCCTTCAAAACGCTTGATTAGATCAATGCCAGTTTGCGATGTTTTCATGGTTATTTATCATCCTGAATTTTGCAGGGCTGACACATACCAAATTGCCTAATTGTTGATAGCTCTTTTGCGCCTCGCTCATAGTTCGTGCCACAACTAAAACATATATTGAGGTCATCAACTGTTTTCTTTGGTTTTGGTCCTTGCGCCGTTCTTAACTTTTCTTCAATTTGTTCTGGGGTTAACATAATAATCAGTTCCTTAAACGTAATTTGCCGGATCAACCACGGCTTGCCACTGAATCCCCTGCGGGTGGCCTGTACCGGCATCATAATCAAAATCAAAGCCAAGACCTTTACCAGACCGGAATATATTTCTGCCCGGACGACCGCCATCTGATGGCCCGCGATCAATGGCCTCCAGCGCAGCAAAGTTTGCAATCATCACATCATTGCCAAGAGCGGCCATCATATCGATGATCATTTGACGGGCCGCATTAGCAAAATCTTGTGACGGATATAAATGCCCCATCAATGTGAACTTGGCATCGCTTATTGGTCGCCAATCAAATATTTCATCAGCGTTACCGCCCTCATAAGATAAGGGCGTGCCATCCCCTCCGCCTCGGCCAATGGATGAGATACCCATACCAACCGAGTCTGCAATGGCCTTGTGTTGTTGATAAAACCCGATAACAGCCGGAATGTTGAAATATTCACCGCCATTATTATGAGGCGTTGTGATCGTGTTTAGCCATGCGGCGGTAAAAGCATCAACGCTTAATGATCCACTTTCAACGTCAGAAGCGACTAAATCCCAACGCCCAGCATCATATCCCAACTCAACCAATGTTGGTGAATGCACAGGCACGCCGCTTGTGGTCTCGTCAGCAAATGCTGATGAAATATAATTAGCGCACGCTGGTTTCGCGGGGCCCAAGAAGTATTGATGAGTTAACCCATTATCATCCGCATAGCGCTGAATGCCTGTAATCGCATCAGTCAATGTTTCTGGACGAGCCGTTTGTGAAGCAACTACTGGAACAATCGAAATATCAACGCCTCGCGCTTCCATTGCTTGGCGCAGCTCATGGATCATCTTAGCATGAAGCCAGCCATAGCCATGACGTTCGTTAAATGCGGGGTCTAATTCTCGGCCTACAGTCCTAGCCATAATGGTCGCGCGGCCAAACTCACCAAAGAAATTCCAAACCTCATTCATCAACTCCAGATAAATGAGTATCTCAGCCAGTGTTGATGGCCGCGAGGGCAAGCGTGATGCCAGATATTCATCAATGAAATAATTAGCAAATTCAGCAAAGCCATTGCCGTTCATAATATTGGAAACAACGCGCTCAGTATAATCAACCAAATGAGTGACAAAATCTGGTGAGCCATTTAACAATGGATATTGTGAACCGTCTGGCCTGGTCAAAGGCAAGGACTGATCAATCTGCTCACCAGCACCCCAGAAAATAGGGGCATGCACCCATAGGTGCGAATTGGTGTGGTGCCCCAAATTAAACATATCGCGGAAGGGCACAGAGCGACGCCTGGAAACAGGTCCGTTATTGGCAACGCCAGCAAATGCAGCGCCCCACAAAACATCATTATCCGTATTCCATTGCTCTTTGCTGATTGTGGTGTCACGATTGATGTCTTGCTCATCCAGCATCCGAAGAACAGAAACATGCTGCAACTGATTTACAATGTCCGGAGAGGCACCGTCAAAATCGGCTTCGCTTTCATTTTCAAATCGCACTCTAACTCGTGTGATCGGGCTGCTTGGATCGTACTGACGAATATGTAAATCACATGAAGTATTGTTATCAGCGTTTATGGTACATCTGAATTGCACATCACCGTTTGGCGCATCGGTAATCTGGGTTAAAGGGCCGCATCCCCGAATGCTCATATCAAGAGTTGGCGGCCCATCATGGCTTAGGATTAAATCACCTCTGGCTTTAATCTCATCTCCATATTCTTCCAGTCCATTTAGAAAGGGCTTTGAAAAAACAGAATGCAATTGACCATCGGCAGTACCTTGGCCTTCCGGAAGTGTTATAGAGGGCATCCCCGTATTCAATTCCAGTTCTGCTTCGGCCAAGTCTGTAGTCGTAAAGTTTGGCAAAACAAACCCAAACCAACCCGCATCTGATTGCCGTAACCTGTTTACAAACCGATCTGAGATAAACCCATCGTTTGACATGTACGGCACGTTAAATTGAATATTCGGCCTTACTGGTGGAAAGTCGATTACATTTGTATTTCCTGATCCTCCATCAGCATCACTATCGCCTCCACTTGGTGGTGGATCGCTCGGTGCATTAGTCTGAAAATCATAAGGCGTAAAAGGATCAATTTGCGGTAGCTGTCTAGCGGACAACGAAGCATTAACACCAATCCTCAGCGCATCAATGGCTTGTTCAGTTAATCTCACAACATTTTTTAATTGATTAGACATTAGCTTCTCACCTCTTCTGGCAAGTCCCCTGTTTCAAGCATGAACGCATAAAAACCGACAGGGAATTGAAACTGACTTCTTGGTGTGCGGGATGTAATGCGCCCTCTTAGCGCTGAAAATCCAGTAAGATTACCTAGTTCGGAGTTGGATAAGGTGCAGTTGATATCCCCCCAAAAATCAACGCCGCCCGTTGCTAACAACCCACCGCCTGACGTGGCGCTATCAATGCGTATGTCAGCACCGCGAATTATGCCCGCATTGGAGCCACTTTTTGTGATCGCCGATACCGAAGCGTCAAAACCATAATCTTCAATGCTTAATCCGTGAACGGACACTGGACCCTGTGTGGTGTTCAAGTGTAAATGCCCAAGGACAGGATTAGGGCCAGAGGCGGGGCGTGGCTCAATTCTCCCTCTTATTTTAAGTCGTGTATGGGCTTGCGGTTGTCCGGTTACACCAGATCGTTGACGCAATTCAACAGCATAGGAATTTCTTGCAACGATATAAGCATTTTCAAGATCAAGACCGTTCGTTACACCGGTCGCCAATACACCCGCTCCATTATAACTGATAAGGCGCGTATTATTGATCTTGACTTGTGATTGCGGTGTCCATGAATTTGGAACCGGATTGGTCGGCGGTGCAAAATCGCTTTGGAAATTAAGCGCTGAAATAGGATCAATGATAATTGTATTTCCTGTGGCACCTGCGCTCGGTAGACCAGTTTGACCGAGTTGATTTTCGAGCGACCCTTCATTGAAGATCATTAACTCAGCACCAGCATTATAAACAACCGCGCTTCTATAAACGCCATTCGCTTTGACATTGTGGAACTCATTCCATGGAGCATTCCCATCATTATCAGATGGGGGGCCAGATACAGATGCGAATATACCAAACCGCACAGTAGGTGATGAGAAATTAGCGCTCATATCAAGGTCATACCAAGACAGATCACGCGATCCTGAAATGTCAAATCCAGCTAAGCCAGTATGCCGGAACAAAACACGAGAGCCATTAAATCTCACGCTGTGCTTATTGCCTCTGAACCGCGTTGCATTAACAGAACCTTCAAGCCGATATCTTGCACCCGACATTGCATGTATTTCATTGTGGGCTTGTGAATTTGAAAATAATGATGTGCGCTGAAAATCAAATGATTTGTTCCATGCAGGCGCATCATCGAATGATGCATTACCTCTTGCGCCATAATATTCAGGATTGATCACACCCGTTTCAAGAAAATCTCTGCGCGCCCATAACTGACCATTGTTAAGACGCACATAGCAGCCCCCATCCGCTAGGATAAAGGTGATGTTTCCAGGCGTGCCGCCACCGGGCAGTAAACCCCAAGGGAATATAGGCGCTTGCGTTAAGCCAGAACCAGCGCTTAACCATCTGATAAAGACAACTTCCCCACCCTCTACATATACACGAACCCTCGGCGGATTAGCCCCACCAGTAACATCGTCTGGATGGCGGGTTAACTCTACTTCATGACCATTATTTCCATCAGTGTTCGTATACCCTGATCCACCGTCAGTTATTGTTGCAAGGCCGTAAAACCCATTTCCGTTGACTCTTTTAAACACTCCCCCGCCAACACCATCAATGGCTGTTGAATATTGCAACAGGTTAATTTCTTTGGTGTCATTATCAGGTGATAAATCCAATAGCTCACTGTAATCATCAGCATAAAGTACGTTTGTAACAACGGGATCATTTGACGGCTCTTGTATTTCCAACAATCCACGAACAGCAGCAACGTTTGGGGCGCTCACCATCTGCCTGCCAATGTCAGTTGTGTCCTCAATACTTAACTGATCAGCAAGACCCGACATCAACTCTGATTGCGTGGCAAGGTTTGAAGTGTCTATGTTGGCGCTGGAACCGCCGCCCTCTTGTAATCCCTGCGCCGTTATAAGCGTCGCTGACGAAACAGCACTGATAACCATATCAACACCTGTTACCGGCTCAACATCAATACGGTTCGTGTCGTTGGTCCGATCTTCGTCAGTCAAATACGCCGCAAATTCACCAGTGGTCAGTTCGCCAAGATAGAATGGCACATCGGTAGGTAACCCATGATCACCAACGGATGTTGTGGCCTTCATCCCGTCAAAAATGTCTGCGCCGTTGTAAAAAATGACATTATTAAACCCGCCTATTTGATTGCCGGGAATGTTGACGCTAACACCGCCTCTAAAAATTGGGTTAATAGATGAACCAAAATTAGGATAAAGAACGGTTACACCTGGCCCCGCTGAAATTGAGGCGTCCACAAACGTATCAAAAGAGCTATTAGCAACAGTTTTTGGATGACTTGTAACAGTGCTGGCTGCTGAGGCCACCGAATATCCAACAGAACGGGAATCATTTCTGGCGCGATATGTGCAGTTAGAAGCATAATATCCAACGGCATTGATAATATTTATACACGCAGGCGTATCTGGGTTACCTGCATTACCGTCAACAAACGTCGTAACATCACGATGAGTGACAGATAAGTTATTTCCATTATATCTGATGGGATTTCTTAGGGCACGGCTTGAGCTAGCGGCCAAATTCACAGTGAACAGTATTGATCCGCTAGCAGATATTCCATCAATGCCAAAACTTGTGTTAACACCCGTTCCCTCAATTGATCCCGTTACACCCGTCAAATCAATGATAGTTTTTGCATACTGAGCAAGCACGCCATTTAGAACAATGTTTGATGATCCAGATAAATCTATGCATTTATCCAGTATCAGAGCACTTCCATCAATCGTTACGCGATCACCTCGATTGCTGGCTCTTATGTTGAGGCCCTGTAACAATGGATTTCTTGAGCCGCGAAAGTCGAAGAAGGAACCTGGGCCCCAAGCTATATTGGTTCCATTGACATAGGTGCTGATATTATCAACCGTGAGTCCGCGAACTCTATGCCCAGCAAAGCCGCTATGGTTTCTTATGCGCACAAGGCTATCAGTAGCTTGCCCCGTGGTTTTGATTTCATACTGAAAGTTAACGAATTTTATTATGCTTGCGCTGCCCTCATAATCAATATGAAGAAAACCATTAACGTCACCGATGTAGTTTGCCGGATCAACTATAATGGTGGATCCGTTGCCGTTAACAGTTAAAACAATCCCACGGCTTGGGCTGCGGTAGTCTCTCGAAACGACATTGCTACACGTATAAACCCCTTGGGGAATATTGATAATACCGCCAATAAGTGGGGTCGGCGCTACAACCTCAAGCAAGCCGCGATTTTCAATCTCTTCCAACGTAGCGGCAAGGGGGCCTGATATATCGCCACCATCTCTTAGCCCATTGCCTTCAATTGAAAATTCAGCCGGACTGACGGTTGACGCAAACTCATTCTTCGCATCCTCAATCAAATTCATAAATTGAGAAATTGGATCGGCCTCAATAGCCGCATCTATCCTCTGATCAACCTCATCAACGCTTTCAGCGGATGCTACAGATTCCGTGGTAATTGGTGAGACCGTTAGTATGCGTACAGATCGACCATTGACAACGCCCCTCGTTAATCCGGGAACGGCGGTTTCTGTGCCATTCTCCAAAGCCAATTGAAGTTCGTTTTCGTCTGAATATTCCTGGGTGAGAAATAAACGATCAACATCATCAAATATTTCTGATGTTTGAGTACTCAGGTTTTGAACATTCTGTTGTGCTGCCACAACAACATCTCGGCTAGCTGTTGTTAACAGAACATCATTGGCTGTCTGTGTCGCCGCATTCGTTGATGCCGTGGCCGCTTGTGTTGCCTGATCTCTGGCAGATTGTGCAGCAAGTCTGTCAGTTTCAGATTGATCTGCTGCTTGTGAGGCTGATTGCGCATCTGCTGATGCAGAACTCGCTGCTTGTGTGGCTAAAGCAGATCCGTCTTGAGCAGCTTGCACAGCACTATTTACAACGGGCAAGGCGAGCGTGATTTGATCTAGCGCAGCTTGTGATGCCTCAGCATTTTGAATAGCAACATCTCTTGCCTGAGATGCTTCCTGAGCGTTTGGCAACACTTGGGACAAAAGGGAATTTGGGTCTGCAACCTGGGCGCCGATGGTTCCCAAAAGGCCATTCACTCCTAAATTCAAATCAGCCGCAACGGCATTGATACCCGATTGTGGATCCAATAAATCAGCACCAACTACATTAAGCCTGTCTATGACTTCAGGAACGCCGACCTCTCTTATGGCAACCAATGACTCCGGTTGGCTGACAAGCTGTATCTGGTTGGAAATACCAGAAACGTTAACAACAGAACCAGCAATCCCTGCAACGGTATCAACATTAACTCGTGAGACAAACTCAAGCTGATTGCCATCATCTGAAAAGGCAAGGATTGTATTATTACGGTCTTCAGGCCCAGGAATAAAAAAGTCCTGAACATCATCACCTGGCCTCAATTGTAGCGACCTACCAACCCGTATACGCTGATCAACAAGGGTTGCATGTATTCTATCTAGCGCGCTGTTGACCGCTTGTGGGCGTGCACCAGCAACGCCAAAATCACTTGTACGCCCCGGTAACACATCAAGGCTTATGACAACCTTTGCATCGGTAACATCGTTCACAAGGGTAATTTGGCCACCCTGAAAGCCACCGATTAGAGTAGACGAAGACACAACAGAAAAATTCTCTTGTGGGATTTTCTCGTCGTTCACCCAAACATTAATGTCTGATTTCTCAAACCATGCATATGGGAAATCAAGCGGTCCAGAGCCCGTATAATTTTGAAATACACGCTCTCTGTTCTCATTGGGAATTTGAATATGATCTGGCATAATGCCATCAAAATGATGGACACAGACCCTCTATCCACGCACGGATATTTATTCTTGTAAAAGCTGTGCGGCGGCTTCCGCTTCTTGCCGTGCCGTTTCTTCCTGCTCACGGTCAAATTGACGTTTTGCCATTTCTTCCAACTCAGAGCGAAATTCACTGATTACTTCCTGCTGGGCTGCCCGCCTGTAGGTCGAGATTATTTTTCTGATTGCATAAGCTTTGTTGCCTGGTGATGGCTCTGAACCATCGTCCAATCTTTCATATTCTGGCGATTGAATAAATCGATCAATGAAATCCTTAGCGCCGATACCATTATGTTTCGTTTCGTTACCGGCAAGCTCAACCAGCTTTGAATAAATATCAGGACGGTTGCGCAATGAAACGCTGATACGTCGATTGGCTGGCCCAAAAGGCACCGATAAAGACCTATTCGGCATGGCTGGAAAGAACCGTAACCTCTCAAGCTCTGTATCGATGGGATCAGGATCTATCTTCCTTGCAACAAATGGAGACAGCGCATCATAGAATTGTCCAATGTTACTCTGATAGCTTACAGATCTTCCCCATAAATCACGTCTTTGCGCAAGGCCATTTGACCCGCCTGGTAAACGGTTTTTGATGGCATCTAATGTGCTTGCTGTCTCTCGCATTTGAGGATCAAACTGGCGTCTGATCTCCGCAACACCGGCTGGCACAGTAAAGGCCGAAACAATTTGTTTGTAATAATCAGGCCCATGACGATCAGGATCACCAAGCAGATTAACAAATTCAGATACGCCGGTCAGATATGTTTTTGACAATAATGCACCGCCTAGAGCGCCGGTCATTCTTCCGCCAACAGCAAGCAAATCCTGATCTTCTCCATCAAAATATCCTCTGTTTGATAATATCTCATGATAATCTGCGCCAATGGATAACCATGATCCTATGGGATCAAATCGGTCATAACGAAACCAGTGATCGCCAATCTTATATGAATAGGGCTGCCAACCTTGTCTCTGTAAGGCTTGACGCTCCCTAAAGTCTGATGGTCCGCCACCAGTTACTTGTCCATTTGATGCCATGTCAGCGGCCAGAAACAATGATGATGTACCAAGGCCAATCTTGGCGTTAGCAATCGCAGCTTCTTTGCCTCCTTTTTGCAATTCCTGACGAAGACTGAAATATCCATAGGGCGTTCTGTCAGCGACATATTTTAAAATATTGGCTGGGGTATTAATGAACGGCAAAAGAATATGACCAAGAGGAATACCGCTTGAGTTTAAAGCCTTCCGAAAGGTCATTGTCGCCTGAACAACACCGCCACGTTTTGGTGGGGCAGTGAATGTCCGTTCAAGGGACGCTTGCCGAGCACCGTCAAATAGCTCTGGGGATGGCTCAGAGATCAGCTCAGCCATTCTTGTCCCAATATCACCTCGCGCTAGCTGACCAGTGCGAACCTCCTGTGTGGCGATCCTGTGAGCTTGTGAGGATAGTTCAGCCTTGAAGTTAACACCCTTAAAGAAATCATCAGCACCACCAAGTAATTCTTGCGGCACTGTCAACACTCTTCCTATTGCATTTAGGGACGCGCCAACAACACTGTCATCAGTTTGTCCAAACGCCCCTGCCGAAATTGTCCTTTTTGCATCAACCTTTTCTGGTGTGACACCAAAATTATTAAACCGCTTGTTTTCAGAAAAATATTTAAACTGATCCCCAACCGCCGATCTGAATGCAGACGCCTTTAATGCGGCCTCTTCAACCAGCTCTGATGTGGTTTCGTCTCCGAACAACTGCCCAATACGACCACCCAGAGATGTCTCTAGGATATCACCCACAATAACGCTCATATTGCCAATCGCATTCACAACATGTGTTTTGGGGTTTGATAACAGAGAAAAACGCCATGCTTCACCAAACGCATCGGCCGACTTCTGTGCGGCATTGCTAATTGTATGATCCAGAGCCTTAATCTGATCACCGCCCAATGTTGCAAGCCTTGCTGCCATTTTATCAGTTAAAAAGCTCGCCCCTGACTCCGATGATAATAGACCTTCAATATCACGCATTCTTGCCAAATTATCACCAACAGGAATTGACCAGGCATTCAGTATGCGGCCAGCCTCAGCCCGTGCGCCCATCACCTCGGCCTGGATAGCGCGATGAACATTAACCGCTCTATGTAATGCAAATGTTGTGGCATCCGATTTATCAAGTAAGTGCGCTTGTGCTGCATTTTGAACATTGTCCGCAGACGTGGCCCATAATTCTCTAACGGCAACCGTTTCAGCCTGTGACAGAGTTTGTGCCTCACCTCTGCCCTGTAAAGCGCCCCATGCATCAATATGCGCTGCTTCTTCAAGCGCTGTTCGTTGCTTGACGATACCACGGCGTCCGGCATCAACTTCATCAGAATGCTTCTTAACCATATCGTCAATGGTTTTTTTGATATCATCAGATGAATTTATACGAGCAAGATTTGGGGCAAATCGATCTGGATCACCGGGGCCATCGCTCTTGTGACGTTGAACACGATCACCGCGCGGATTACCACTGATCGCTTCAATCTTGGCTGTGGTTTCGGTGGCACGTTGTTGCTCTATTCCCTCGACCTTCTTAACGGCATCCTCAGCCTCTTGTAGGGCCGCTACAGCACGTTTCTGACCTTTGTAGGCTCTAAGCCCAGACATCACCGTATCGAACGCCACGCCCAATCCTGCGCCCTCAAGAGTATTCTTGATACGCCCTACAATCTCGCTGTCATCTTCCTGTGTTTGTAGAAATTCTGGAACCAAGTCACCAAATCCGTGAACCTCCGCAGCAATATCAGCCAAGCGGCCTTCATTACCATCAAAAGCAACAAAGTCCGTAATCGCACCTTTGATCGCCGCTGATGTAAGATTGGATTGCTTTAATACGCCTAAAGATTTTGTCAGCTTATCGACGCCTTTAAACCCAGCGGCAAATTGCGCCACTGATCTAACAGCGTTTCCGGTCACTGTATCTTGTTCAAAGCCAGGATCGGGAAGTTGTAAACCAACATTCTCATCATCAACATTTGCCAGGTTAACAAACTTAACATCAACCTTTCCGGTTTCAGGATCCGTTAATTGAACACCCGGCCAGAAGCCAAGCAGATCCGCCGCTTTCTTATCAACCTCAGCAACAAGATCCAAAGCCTCTTGAGCGCCATCACGAGCGCCTTGTATTACAGCGCCGACAGACTCAATAGCACCTTCACCCAAATCAGCAGCAACAGCGCGGGCGCCACCAACAACATTGTCGATTAGACCGCCGCCATCATCTTTGGGCTGGGCATTTACTTGATCATTGACAGTAGGGACAGCAGCTTCTTGTTCAGCAATTAATCGGTCTGCCTCTTCCCTCAATCTCTTGCGGCGCTCTTGTTGCTCGGCATTGGCCAATACTGGTTCAAGGTTATCAGTTTCCATTGTTCAGACGCCCTTTTAATTCCCTGATATCATCTATTTTTTCCAACTCGATATCAATTTCCAGATCACCCAAACCAGACTTTGAGATATTGATGATGGCCTGTTTAAAATCTTCTGGCTTATCACCCAAATAAAATCGGCTGTAGTTTTTCAGATTGATGTTTGAGCCATTGTTGATGGCAATTTCTTTTGCCGCTTGGCGTGCCATTTCTGGTGTGGCTTCCCTATTTTCAGAAAGCCATTGATCAAATTCTTCTTCTGATCTGGTAATTTGCGCACTATATTCTGGACTAAGATCCGTAAGAGCTGATCTTGGGAACCAACCATCAATGATTTCAACACCGGCTCTACCTACCGCGTTTTGATATTTCTCTTTTTCCGACAATAGTTTTGTGATCTGCGTTTGCGTATAGCCGCCATCAAATATTTCCTCTTCAGAAAGAATACCCTTCCTGACCGCCACAATGTCCTCTGCAAAGGTCTGGGGTGATACACCATTATTTGCATTTCCTCCTGTAACGCGGCTTACAAACTTGTCATAGGCGCCAGGGGTGAGATAATCTCTGGCCTTCCTAATCGCTTCATATTTTTGATCCGCTCTTAATTGATCATTAGCCAGAGTTTCTATGAGATCACGCTCAATATCATCGGCTGTTTTGTCGATCTGCTTTTTGCGACGAACTTCAGCCTGTTCAAACTCAGCCTCTCTTGCCGCATCTATCTCCTGCAATTGATTGATCTCATTTCGCAATGAAGACCGCATCGTAACGGCTTCTGCTGGCGTAAGATCCAGATCATCGATCACCTGATCAACCGCTTCCAATGCACCGGCACGCCCCTCTCTATCAAAGATTTGCCTAATCTGTGGCAACAAGGCGGCATTCTCCAAACGCCGTTGAAGATTTCGATCATCAAGCGCTGCCTCTTCAGATGAATATTCGTATAAAGGATTGTTTATGCGCTGATGCTGCCAGAACTCTAATTGGTCATTTAGCCTCGCAAACTGCTCCGATGTCACCGCATCTGGTCCATCCTCAGCAATCAACGCCAGTAATTCGCTTTCAAGATTTGCAACATTTGATGTGATCGCCGTTCGTGCTTCTTTAATATCTGCTGATTGACGCTCATCAATGCGATCAAGGAAAGCCTTTTCTGTTAGCTGATCAATTCTCGAAACAACAGCACCGGCCACCGATCCGTCAGTGCCTTGAAGATACTCTGCACGCCAGGCATCCATTCTATCCTGAAAGCCTTTTGGATTTCCGGTTGTTTCAGCTCTAATGCTTGCAATCTGGCGTTTGATATCAATCTCTGCTCTTGATAATTGCAAGGCTTGAACAGCTTGATTATAGGCATCCCCAAAAACCCCAATGCGCCCAAGAAAACCCTTCCTTGGTTTTTCTACATTGACGAATCCTCCCTGACCAGCCTGCGCCGAGGCTTGAAAGAAAGCCTCTTGTCCCGCTCTTGTTCCGGCTATTTGCCGTCTTTCTATGACCTTTAGGCCAACATTTCTGGCGCCATGAGCTAAAGAGGCATAAGAACGCGCAGCAGCATTACCTGTATTGTCACTAACGGCACCGCGAGATTGAGAAACAGAAGACCGAATAATTCTTGGTAAATCCATGAGCAATTATTCCCCTGTCGGAATGAGTGAAGATAGAGATGATGCTGCATTGCTAACACTTCCCAGTATTGCGAATGGAGCTTGGCGCCTTCTAAGGACAGCTTGTGTTTTTAATGTTTCCTGATTGTTTTTTATTCCTAATAATTCTGCCGCTTCATTCTCATCTGATCGGTCACGGTTATGTTGAGAGAAATTCACACTTCCAGGGCTGTCAATATCAATACCTCTTGATGCACGCACAGCATTTATAGTTGCCAAAACTTCATTACGCTGTTCACGGCGTATTGCAGACAATTGCTTTCCTTTGATGCCCTCATCCCTGGCCTTTCGCTCAAGACTAGCGGCTTCATTTTTCAATGATTGTGCTTGGGAAATACCGCCAGCAAGTGATGCTGCCGCGCCGATAAGTGGTAATGCTAAAGCCATATTTAAACCGCATATATTCTGGATGTATGTGACCGAACATGAAGGGGGGCACCTTCACCTTCACGCTGTTCTATTTTAATCGTTCGATTTATCGACGTACCTAACTGGGACGCCTTATATTCACGATCAACAATACCCGGTTGGCTTTCTAAATCTGATCCATGAGGATAAAATGCACACAATGTATCGTTCAAATAAAAAAGACCTGTATTGATCGTATCGACCCATGTTCGTGCGGCTCTTCGTCTTTGTCTTCCGGCCTGCCCTATAACCATCCATGCTGGCTCTACAAGGACTGTGAAATCCCTGCCAAGACGATCCATGCTTTCATATCCATTTGGGTCCACAAAAGGCCCTGTTGCCGCTGTGCGCCCTTCCAGAACAACATGCCCATTCAATAAACCATGAACAGGAATATCCGGGTAATCTTCTAAGTCCGGGGAAAATTCACCATCCAATACTGCCTGAAAATTAAAGCGCTCAAAATAGCGCATAGGCCCCTCATCAGACAGGCAATATAACTCGCCATTTAGTGATGAAAGCGATTGAAATGAAGAGCCCTCACCCCTAGACCATCTTACCCAGCCAACTTGTTCAGACCCACGTCGATAGACCATTGCCGCTATAGTGCCATCCGAGTTCAATACCCCAACCACACGCTCCGGCCTTGTGTCTAACCCTGATGAAAACACCAGTTGTTTTGGATCATTTATCAAATGATGCGCCAACAATGATAACTCAGTGGGTGTATAAACGCCTCTGGGCGTTCCTGTGAGCGCAAGCAACAAAACCCTGCTTTGATTATCAACAAATATTATGCCCTCTGGTGCCCAAACTGGCGGAACATCAGAAACGCCATCAGGTGTTGATAGATCAAAACCTATTGTCGATGTGGCAAATTTTTGTGTACCGTTTTCAGGAACATATATAACGCTTCGATCGGTAAGGATAATTAGTTGCTCTGTTGAAATTACATGCTTGATGATGGAATTTTGCTCAGTGCCGACGCGCTCTAAAATTGCATCACTATCGCTTCCTGATCCAAGGTCAAAGTTACCAATCTGATTTACGGCTGATGCAGCCAATACGCCTTGAACATTTTCAAAACCGGATAAAACCAATCGCGTCCTATGAAGACATGCACACCTGGGAAATCCTCTCGCCGTCGAAATCAGTTCCTCAAACCATATATTAATCGTTCCTGGTGTGGGCAGTGTTATGATGCTTGTTATAATTTCAGAAGCCTCATCGGCAATTAACAATTCACCTTGTTGAGTGTCACCATCAATGAACGGTAGAGAATAGCCGCTTCGTAAAACCACATCTAAATTGTTACCGAATACGCCAATGACCAACCCTCTGACATTGGTTGTATCACCTTCAACGATATCGCCAGGTCTGTAAGCGCTGCCATTTTGAACGGTAATTCTAATTGTAGGATACAGACGATCAATAACAGTCGCTTGTGCTTGTGTGGGCGATATGACGCTATCTATGCGTATCTGAGAGCGCATATACATGAAATGAACACCGACATGCTCAGGTAGTAAAACCGGACCACTAAAGGTGACTGTGACGCTGCCTGAATAGGCGGAAACAGACATGGTAACACCGATATGACCTAAATAGTCTGCGCCAATAAATGGTGAATATTTCCGCCCTGTAGGATCTGAATAAAACTGAAACTGCCCATGTGTCCAATTGTTACCATCAACCGTGATTTGATGGGGGTGAAATGCTTTATCCACAATAACGATGCTATTTTCATCATCAACTATGGACATGGTGAAAACATCGTCGAGCGTCCATGGGCAATCGAATTGCGCTGTAATTAATCCTCCTTCATCAGTGTCAACACGAAATCCATTATTGAAAAATAATATGTGCGCCACCTCACCATTCGGCAAAGCAAACTCATAAACCCTTCCAGTTTGTGATGTTGAGTAAATTCTATCTGACCCTGGGCGCCTTTTTAGCGTTCCAGCATTGGTTAGGAACACATTCTCGCCGGTTAAAAGAGCTTGCCCCGTAAGCGCATCCCTTGGCTGCGAAAGAAACTCTTCTGAAACAACACCGGCAGCATAACTTGATCTATAATCTCTGTAATTGGGCATGGCTAGCGTCTCGAATATCGATCTCTACGGCGCCCAAAAACTCCACCCCTATAGACTTCACCAAGCCGGTTTCGAGACGTTGCTTGCGGTCTTCCTTGAGAATTAACATCTCTGGCAATCGCATCTAAGATCAGTCTTTCTGACTCGATCTTTTTTGCTCTTTCGGCTTCACGATCCTCATGAAAAGCTTTGATTAATGCTTCAAGCCTGACAACAACAGCTTCAGCAAAATCTGCTGACCAAACGCCAACACGCGCATCAGTTCCATATTCAATATCAATGCAATCACTATCAATATCTATAGCGATGACATCTGATCGCCAATCATAGTTAATGATCTGCACATCATGAATTGCAACTTTGTGTATGATTAAAAGATCAGCCGGCAAATTGTATGCGTATTTAGGGGAGTTTCCTGTCTCGCCTTGCTTTTGCAATCTTTCTCTTTTCGTCGCAAATGACCATTTGTGTCTGTGCAATACAGACCTGACAATTCCAGCATATGCGCCGCGAAACAGCTCACCCGTCGCACCAGCATCTTGGGATTGAATAATGTCTTCACCGCATCTTAATAACGCCGCATTGAATAATTCAATATGAGATGAATATTGAGAAAGATTGTTCATGCTGTGATAATTCGATGATCATAAAATCTATTCCCAGCCTAATTGGGCTGGGCTTCTATAAAGATTATCTATACGAGAATATTAAGCCTTGATTGCTTTCAGGTACACGGCTTGATCAATTGGTTTGCCGTAAGCCCCTTCGACCCATGCTTTATTGGGGTGTCCCTTTTCTGTAAGCCTCTGGTCATTTTCACCTGCTTGCTCTCGCAATGATTGAACAAGACTGACAATATTTTCAAAATCATCATTTTCTGATGACCCTTGCTCAAGATTATCAAGCCTTTTCAGAACAGGCACCAACGCATCATTGATCATTGAGACAATGTCAGAGCCTTTCGGGTTTGATGGCTGTTTAAGCTTATACCTAATCTTCTTTCCGGCTGCCTGTAGACTGGCCTGCTCTTTAAGAATGCTATTTGCGTTGGGCGCTCGAACTTCAAGAATTTCACCGCTTGGCTTCTCATCAGCATCAAGAATATCAAATTCAACAAGATTTTTTTCGTTTCTTAACATAATTTTATCCTATGGTTTTGGCAATTAAGGCATCATGCCAGACGCACGTGCAATTCTAGCCGTGCAATTAATGCCAGGGTCGGCTTGCCCTTCGGTGAAATACCTCAGCCTTAGAAATTGATATTTCGCACCATCCTGCTCGTTGAAGAATGGAACCTCATATCGACCGGGTGTGGTTGTCTTTGTTCCGCTAGTCAACGCTGCTTGTGCACCAAATTCTTTGATTGCCAATTGCTCTCGATCAGCAAAATCATCGGTATTGGAACCCTCAAGGACAAAGACATAAGCCTCGTCACCATTGCCAATATCAATTTCACTAATATCGAACAGAACGACACCTGAAAATGTTGCCGTTGTTGAGCCAAGATCAATCGTTTGATCTTGGCCATTAATTTGTGTGGTGCCATTTCCGTTAATGACGCCTGGCTCTTTTAGATCAAGAGCCTTATCAAAAGTATATGAACGACTTGCCATATTGAATTCTCCAACAATTTATAATGTTACGCCGCGATTGGCTCGTTTCTAATTGATGTCAATCGGGCAGCCGCATAGGGGCTCTCGATAACCATACCCATATCCCACTCAACACGGGTTCGTTTTGCTGGTTTCGATTCCAATTCACCCAGATCTTTTGTAATCATTTCACCTGACTGAATGCCCCAAACGTGACCTTCCATGAAAGACACACAATAGATCGATGCGGTTTCTGCTGCGCCGCCACCGAATGCGATTTCATCAAATGGAAGAATTGGAAGGTCTGGGCCAACCTCATAACCAACCAAAATGGGAATACCGTTATACATGGTCACTTTACGACCCGGATCGACATCAGATCGTTTTGTCTCAATAAGAGCGTTACCCATGATGTCTTGATTTCTTGTAACTTGCGGAAACAAAACATCTCGAAAACGACGAGTCATAATCAAATGAGTAGGGTTAGACACCCTTGAAATAAGATCATCAAGAGCGCTTAAAGACAATGGCGCGCCACCTGATTGGGTTGAATTATGAACCAATTGATCACCTGTCAATCGTGTAGACAGGCCATCAAACTCCCTTGGATTAGATGGATTATGTCCAGACAGAATATTGTCCGTAACTGATCGTGCCATCTTTTTCATTTTCTTATTTTCTTCGCGAGATCGGCGGGCCTCACCTTGATTACGAAGAAGAAAATTATCAACGTCACATTCACCACCAGCAGAAAATAGGCTCTCTACTTGCGGATTCTCGACACCAATATCAGGTGTGAAACTTTCATTCACACCGCGAAATGCAATGCCTGGTAGTGCATCCTCTAAAACATATTGATAGCTGCCGCCTGTAATGCTCTCAAAAGGCATCGCCTCAAGAACGTCAGAGCTATCGCTAAAAAGCTCCATTACAGCTCTTTTTAATTTATCGTCAGTGCCTTTTGCATATTCATTCAGTGTCATTACTTCAGACATTGTGAACTCCTGTTAATTTTTCGTGCGGAGCCGTTTAAGCGCTGCGGCACCTCGCAGATTTTCATCATCAGTTGACCCATCTGATTTTCCCGCCTTCTCATGTGATTTGGCGACAAGCTCTTCAATCAACATCACATGTCTTGCATCGGTAATGGCCTCTATATATTTTTTGGACGCACCGTCTCCCAAAGTTGCATTAAGTGAGTTTAAAGCACTCTGAACACGTTCTTCTGGCGCGATATTCTTGCCATTAGCGTCTTTCATTTTTAATTTTTCGAGTTGATCGGTTTTATTCTGTTCAATTGCCGCTGTCTGATCTTTTGATGAAGTTTCAATTGACTCTTTAATCGCACGAGCATACATGCCCATCATTTTTGACGCTGCATCCTGGCTTAATTTATTATCAAAGGCTAGATTTCTAAATTCTTCAACTAGCGGATCGTTTTTATCGAACTGTAAGGGATCGCCCTTTTCGTCTTTCAATCCAAGTTCTTCGGGTATGGTTAGATCATACGAAGCGGCGTCAGTTGGAAACTCTTGATCGCCTGTTTCCTCATCTTCTTTTTTATCTTCCTGATCTTTAGAGCCTTCATCTTCTTTATCGCTCGGCGCTTTTTCTTCATCCAACAAAGGGGCGTCTTTAGAATTGTCTTTTTCTTTGCCATCGCCTGGATCTAAATCAGTTTTTTCTGTCTCTTGATCATCCGCAGTTGTTTTACCCTGATCATCATTATTTGGTGTTTTCTGATCTTCTATTGTCATTTGGCTTTCCGTCCATCATCTGAAGTAACTCTTCAGCAAAAAGACGTTTTGCCTGCTGTTCTACCCACGCACTTTCACTTTTTACGTGAAAATTTGCATATGATATCATGCAAAGATATTCTCTTATCGCATCACCCATGGGTGTTTGTGATATTTGCTTAAGCGCCAGCGCAGCATTTTCTGTTGTGTTCTCGTTGGCAGACTTCGTTTTGTGTCTAATACCTTTAAACGTTTTGGCCATTTGAAGCCGTTCCTGGTTGCGCTTGTATGGGCTGTTCTGGTTCATCTCTTATTATAAGCGTTGTGTCGCTCATTTTGTCTTTCCAGTTTTTCATGGTTTCACCAACGTCCGTATAAGCAACGGCTTGCTCACCAAAGACACCTAATGCGCTTCTTGCAAGCTCTATACTTCTGGTGACCTCATCGACATCAGATGCACGAGATAAAGGCGAAACATACTCAACAGCAATTGTATTTCCATCAATTTTAATAGGTGGCAATTGCCCACGTTTAGAAAATATGTATGCAAAACGCCTTATGACCGGCAAAGTATATTCTCTATAAATACGACGGCGCGCTTGCCTTCTCATGGCCCTTGCTTCCTCTGACAACCATTGTGCGGCGGTCGGTGGCGTGTCACCTCTTTGATGAGGCCCATCTTGATAGAGGGCTTTCTTGACAGTCATAATGAGCTTTTCACGATCAAAATAAACATCACGATTGTCGCTTGGCGAGACAAGGGCGGTC